TAAAGGAAAGAATACAAGAAGCAAGAGACGGTATGGTTACTGGACTTGAAAAATATGGATGGAGTGATTTATCAGAACAATTTGATGCTGTTAAAAGTAAAGGAAAATTAGTATCTGATTGGGGTAAATTTGACAACATAAGCGTAAAGGCAAATGTTGAAGGTGTTGATGAAACATTTAGTGTAAATATTCAAGAAGCAGATGCTAATGGAAGAATTAGATTCCTTGGTTATTCTGATGAAAATGGTCAATTTGAGTACGATTCACAAAGTGGACCACAAGATGTTAAAATAGGAGTAGGGCCAAATAAACCTGTCTATGAAATAAATACAGGTAAACTTGATAACAGAGGACAACCAATTTTTGTTGTAAAAGGATTTAACGTACAATAATGGCTAAAACAATTGATCAAATAGCAAATGAAGAAATAAATAAACAAAACAGACGTGATGCAGAATTTGGTTATTTAAGTGGTGTTGGTCAATCTTCCGACCAACCAGATAAAAATTTAGCAACCGCTCAAGATGCAAAATCCACTGATGCGGATGCGGTAGTAACTCCAAGTCTTGAAAGAGTAATTGAAACAGGTTTTGATTACAATGCCGCTATAAATGATATAAATAAAGAGTATGAGGATCTTCAAAAAAGAATAGATGAACCCGGTCTTTTTTTACCGGAACCGGGAGATTATCAATTACAGCAACAAAAAACTGAAAAGATAAGAGATGCTAAATTAAAATATGTAGAAAGTAAAGTAGGAGTGCCAGTAAATAACCATAATGAAATGGGTTTTTGGATATCAACTTTATTACAACGTTATAAAACACCAGAAGTAAAAGAAAACGCTTTTAAATATTTTTATCCAGATGGTGATATGATGGAAGTTCCTATCATTGGAACAGATGGTAAGAAAAAAGTTATATCAATTTATAGAAGAAATCAAGATGAAGAATATGGTTTATTGTATCCTATGGGAAGAGACATTAATGAGTTTGGTGTCGTCGGTGCAGAACTTTTAAGTGCTAGAACAGTAGGCGCAACATTAGCTTTTTTAGCTGATCCAACAAAAAATCCAGCAATAGCAGCCGGTGTTGGTGATTATATGGGTATTAAAGTTGATAAACTTATTAACTGGGGATTGGGTAAAGCTTTGGGTTTTGAAGGCGGAGAAGGTGAATTTTATAAAGTAGATAAATTAAGTGATTTAAAACCAACAGAATTTTTACCTTTACAATTTGGTCCAGAACAAGGTTATTATGGAATAGGTATGGACGAAGATGTTTTTGGTGCTGCCTTAACTTCATTATTTACAAAAGGTATTGGCATTGGAACTAATTTAGTAACAGGTCAATCTAGACCAACTTTAATTAAAATATCAAAAGAATTAGATTTACCTCCTGCTGTAGTAGCACAAATGGCTGCTAATCCATTGATACAAAAAATGTTTTTTCGTGCAGGAGACATTACAGGATGGACGAATAAAAAAACACTACCTCAAAGAGCAGAGTTATATAATAAATTTAAAGCTTACGGCATAGGAATGAAAAATGCAGACGATGTAGCTGCTATTGAAAAATCAATCAATGCACAGTATTTAAATGGTGACTTTGGTAAAAAAGGTAGCATTGAAGCCATAGGTGCAAAGAATAAAGCACTTAATAAAGCACTTAAAGACGCAAGTGAAACAAATCAAATTACTTGGCAAGATTGGAGTGACCTTGTTGAAATACAAACACAAAAACTTGCTGAAGCAATGAAACCATTTAGAATGGTGGGAGACGACGGAGTTCCTTACTATGTAACTCCAACAGAAGGTTATGTTGCATTAAAAAACGCTTTTCAAGAATGGGATGAAGTAATAACAAAAGGAATAGATAAAACAAGAGCAGCAGCAATAAATAATTCTACTGGAGTATCTTACGTCATAGGGGGTAAAGATAGCTTAAAAGGTTTGATTAATGAACTTGAAACAGGGACCGGTGTTTTTCAAGGAAGTGGTGCCTCTAATGTTAGTGGAGTAGGGACAAGTAAATTTTTTAATGAAGCGGGTGAATTAGTAACTTCAAAAATTGCAATTGATTTAACAAAAAAATCTAACAAACCATTACTTGAACTCATTAATGATATTAAAGCACTTGATGATGTAATTATAAATCCAAAAACTAACACACCAAATTTAGGAGCAATAAAAGGAAAAAACTCACAATGGGATGCGTTTAGTCAATTAGAAGTTTTAAGAAATAAAGCGTTTACTTTAATGAATAACGAAGATGCCGCGGTAAGAGGCGCTGCTAGAAAGATTCATCAAAAAATTGTAAACATTATGGAAGATAACACTGGTAAATTTAAAAATGGTGGTAGTTCAAAATATAACGACTCAATGTCACTTTATCTTAAAAATATAAAAGATTATGAAGATGTAGTTGGTTTAAAAGACATGATGACAGCTATGTCAAATAAAGTTGACCCGGAACAATTTGCTGCTAAATATTTTCAACCGGGCAGTGGTTACAATTTAACTTTACTAAAAAATCAATTAGGTCCAGATAATGTTAATTGGACTACTTTTGAAAAATCTTTTAAAGCTAGTTTGTTACGTGATCCTACCAATATAAAAGCAACAATTAAAAAATGGCAAACTCAAGATCCCGATGGATTAAAAACTTTATTAGATGACACAGAAATAGAAGATTTAATAAAATTAGGTAACACCGCTGAAACAATGAATAATAGCATTGTTATAAAAGCTTTTGAAAATCAAAGTAGTAACACTGTTGCAAATACAAAAGAACTTGTTAACACTTTGTTAAAACAAGCAGAGGGAAAAAACTTAGGTGATGCAAAGGTAATAGAAAAATTTATCCAAAGTTCTGGTGGCATGGATGGAAAAGTGATGAACAATGTTCGTTCTGGAATTATTGAAGATATATTAAATAGATCTAGCGTTGTGGACACTAAAACAGGTTCTTTAGTTATTCAACCAAAAAAATTAATGGCTGAACTTAAAACGTTAGGTGATGATCCTCATTTAAAAATGTTTTTTACTCCAGAAAATTTATCTACTTTAGGTAAGTTTGAATTATATACTAACGTTATAGGTGCGTCATCAGATTTTGGTGGTCAACTTGCAGCGGCAGAAATAGGAACTGAAGTAACTAAATCCTTATTAGATCCTAGCAAAATTTTACCAACCTTAAAAACAATGCTTACTTTTGATATAACCGCTCGTATTTTAGGAAGAGATGTAACTCCTAAAATGTTACAAAATTTATTTCAACCCGGTTTAAATACTAATGTTAATTATACCGCTATAAGATCAATGTTAGGTTCTATAATGAGTGAATTTATGGAAGGTGACTATGAACAGCAAAGAGAAATTAATATTAAAGATGATGTTCCAGATGGTGTATTTTCTAAAAGTGTGGATTATCCCGGAAAAGAATTTTTTCCTTCTAACCCAGAATCTCGTTTTGCTACAACAACATCTCAAATTAAAATGGGAGAAGAGTTACAAAATATAAAAGAAGATGAAAATAGACCTGTTGAATCGTCTAGTTTATCAAATCAAAATCTTGGATTTAGAAACATAAGCATGAATGATAGAGCGAGAACAAAAGAACTTGGAAAAGAATTATTTAAAGATGATATTACATTTGCCGCTAAAGGTGGAATCATGAACGCACGTAAACCAATGCAGAGGGTAGCGTAATGCCACACGGAGGATATCACGGAGTAGTAAAAGTAGGTAATACCATAGTTCAACAAGGTAGTCCTGCTGGCGCACCGCCGGGACAAGGTGGACGATACAATCCAGATGGTTATGCAACAGAAATGGCTGGTAGTCCTGCACCAGCACAGAATAATCAAACTGCTAAACAATTAGAAGAGCAGATAAAACAACAAATGGCTAAAGATGAAGATCCTAGGTCAGCATACATAGCCGCACAAGCAGATGCCGCAAGATTAACTAATTTAATAAAAAAAGAACAAGAAGAAGCTTTTAGAAGACGTATTATTGATAGAGCTACACCCGATGGACTTTCTTCTATAACGCGACTTACATCTGACCCTGTTGATATTGAGCAAGGTTTTGTAAGAACAGAACCCGGAAGATTAAGAAAATCAGATTTATTGGGGTACAGTGATGGATTATTTGGTTTAAATATAGGTGCAACACCTGTTGTTGGTTTAGCAAATATTGATGTAAATCCTATTACAGGTGAAAGAATAACTACAGCAAAAGCGAGAGAGGGCTTAACCACACCGGAATATAATGAGTTCATACAAAAATTATATGATACAAATCCACAATTATTTGAAGAACAATTTCCTGTTGCTAGTGGTCAAGCATTAAAACCACTTCTTGTAAGAATAGGTGAAGGTATAATGGGATTACCGGGAGCAAGTCAAATGGGTCAATTAGCTAGTAGCGTAATCAGCCCATTATCTAATTTATTTACAGGAAAAACTGCGGCAACAAGTTTTGTTAATCCTAAAGCTCCAACAGGTGGTAGTGGCATAGTAGAGGCAATCCCAACAGACATGGACATGAGTATCTATGGTTCGTTTATCGGGAAGCCCGGACCTTTCACGGCAGATTTTATTGATCAAGATCAAGACGGTGTTGATGATAGATTTCAATCTGGTCCCGGAGAAGCTAAAGCTCCGCCTTATAGTCCTCCTAAACAACCATTTGAAATTACTACACCACAGTTTAAAACAGTTGACCTACCAGCATTAACTGATTACGCATCTATGGCACCACAGTTTACAGGTTCACAATACACCAACCAAGGTATATCACCTGCATTTTTAGAAAATTTAAGAAGATTTTATGGCTGAGTGGGAAAAAGAAATAGCTGAACTTAAAACGGATGTGAAATACATTCGTGAAGATGTGAACATCATGCAAAAACAAATACGCGATCTTAATAAACACACGAACATGGGACTTGGGGGGATTAAAGTTTTATTAATTGTAGGCGCTGTAGTAGGCGCTATATGGACATTAATGAAAATTATGGGTGGTAGATAATGAAAAATATAATTTTAATAATACTATTAACTATAGTAGTATTTATATCTAAACCTTTATTTGCAGCAGATACAAACACAGTTTCTTCTACGGTAGTTACAAATAATACACCAAGCACGGCCAACGCACCAAGCGTTGTAGTTAATAATTCAGACATCTGTAAGACAGCGGCATCGACCGCGGTTCAAACACAAATACTAGGTTTAGCGACCGGCGTAACAATCACAGACGAAAACTGTGAACGTATAAAACTATCACGGTCATTATATTCTATGGGCATGAAAGTTGCCGCGGTGTCAACATTATGTGCTGATCCTAGAGTATGGGACGCAATGTATATGGCAGGCACGTATTGTCCGTATATGGGTGCTATTGGCGAAGAAGCAAAAGACGGATGGGAAAAAAACCCGGAACTCGTACCAGAAGGTAGTGTGGTATTTGCAAAAGTAGAACAAGATATTATAGATCAACAAAAAACAACAGGATTAACCGATGGGCAAAAGTTTGCGAAGTTTGTTTTATTTGGCATGGCTATGCATTCTGGCATCGTGGCCTTCTTCCCTTAGAGCAGTAGATTGTTCAACAGATACTGTTGGGCTTTGTTCTCCTACTATAGAAGAAATAATAGATGAAACATCGACAGAGACAATACAATATGAAGCTGATGGTTACACAGTAACTACAGAAACCACTACCAATACAACGACAACTACTGTCACTAATGAAGACAGTGGTGATATTCTTGACGGTGACAATGACTATGTTGCTACTAGTAAAGAGGGAGACATGGACGTGGATTGGGGCGGCCAAGGACCTGCTAGTATGCCGTCTGGCAATAGCTGTTTTGGTCTAGGAGCTGATAAATGCGCACAGATTACAGGTAGTGGTAATAGCACATCAACAATGGGTGTATCTGGTATGGGTACAACTTTTATTAATACTGTAGATATATCTGATCTTGATATTACTCACGGTGGTAAAGCAAACTATACAATTAAAGTAGATAAACAGGATGCGCAAGACCGTATCTATATGCACATTACAGGTCGTAATGGTAATACAAACGTGTTCCAAGGAACAGACATATTATCAGAGTCTGGTGTAGCAAGTGGATATCAAGCATACGAAGGTGGCTTTGACTTCGCTGGTACAATAAACAAGCTTATAATTGAAGTGGGTGGCCGTGATATAAACTTGGCTATCGGACCACTCTTTGATGATGTAACGGTCAATGTTCTATACAACACGGTAAATACAATCGTACAACAATCTATTACAAGTGTAGAAATGTGGGTAGCTTACGGTGGCAGCACAGAGACAGAAGTTATCACGGTAGTAGAAAATATATTTGAACATAATGATGTTATAGAAACACCAGAGGGTGATATGTACTTTGAGCCAGAGTTTGATGAACCCGATATGAATATGTCATATGAAACTGTAGAAATAGAAATGGAATTTGAGATGGATTTCGAGATGGACTTTGAGTTTGATATGCCAGATTTGGAAATGCCAGAGATGGAAATGAACATGGAAATTGCCACTGTAGAGATGGAAATGGAAATGGAAATGAGTATGGAAATGGATTTTGAGATGGATATGGAAATGCCAGAACCAATGGAAATGGCTGAAATGGATATGGAGATAGAGATGCCAGAAATGGATATGGAAATGCCAGAACCGGACATGGATATGGAAATGCCAGAACCGGACATGGAACCAGAGATGGACATAGAACCAGAACCTAATCCGGAATCCGAACCAGAAATGGAGGAACCAGTAAATGAACCAGAAACTGAACCCGAAGCTGAAGTTGAGCCAGAACCCGTGGAAGAGCCTGCTGAAGAGCCTGCTGAAGAAAGTGCAGACGATGTGGCAGAAGAGCCAGAAGCGGAAGAAAGCGTTTCAGAGACTGAAGCAGATGAGGAGCAACCAGAAGATATGGAAGAACCAGAGGATAAGGGTGAAGCCGAAGAGAAACCTGTAAAGAAACCAGTATCTAAAAAAGAAAAAGCGGCTAAAAAAATAGTAAAAAAAATGGGAGATAAAGGTAGATATGATTCAAACAATCAGTTAAAAACACTTATTGTGATGCAAGTTTTAGGTAACACAAAGACCTTTTTTGAATCACAGCAACAACTAAACGATAGGATAGGATTCTTTACAGATGAGAGTTTGCCTGATGCGTTTATAAATGATAATAATATAGCTAGTTATTTCTTGTTCGCAGGAAGTGATGGTTTAATGGATGAAATGGTAATGCAACAATGGCAGAAGTAGAAGTAGGCGGTATAAAGTTTCGCGGTGGCAAGATATTTGTCATAATTACGGCACTAACCACAGCAGGTGGTGCACTATGGGGTGGCTTTGAATTTTACAAAGACTATCTTACAATGAAAGAACAAATACAAGAATACGTCGCACCGGACTTATCTGGCTTTGATAAAGAGATTGCGCTTACAAAAGAAGAAATGTCTGGTAAGACAGATTTGTTGCAAACAGAAATTGAAATGTTGATGGGCGAAATGGAAATGATGATGCAAGAAATAAGACTTGTATCAGATGTTGCAAACGAGTTGAAGAATGATCTTAGACAAGATGTAAGACGTGTTGAAAAGATTGTTAACGATGTTGAGCAGCAAGTAAAAGAAGATTCTAGAGATAATGCTAAAGATTTAAAAGTCACTATTGATACTATCGAAGATGATATGAAAAAATTAGAGAGCAGTATAAAAGAATCACAAAAAGAATTAGAGGAAAAAATGGACAAACGTATTAAAAAAGCTTTAGAAAATCCTCTTGGAGCAATGGGAGGTTAAATGAAAATATCAGATAATACAAGCGTGAGCATGCCTATGAGAAATCTTCTCTCTATACTTGGAGCTACAGCTCTGGGTGTGTGGGCCTACTTCGGCGTAATTGAAAGGCTAAATAATATTGAGACCCAAGGTAAGTTAATGTTATCCGACGTCGAGAAAAATACAGAATTTAGAATTAAATGGCCTCGTGGAGAAATGGGTAATTTGCCGGCAGATAGTCAGCAGGATATGTTAATCGAGTTTATGGCCACGCAAATTGAGGCTATGCAAGAAGAAATGGAGGGTATGATGAGTAATACCGTAAATATAAAAAGAGCACAGCAGGATATTGAAAAATTAATTACAGATACAGAAAAACTAGAAGACAAAGTGAGGGCAAATGGAAGTCATTAGTGTAATACTTATGTTTGTTTTTGGTAATATGAATGACCAAGCAAATCAAATGACACAATATATTCCTATGGAGTCATTATCTAAATGTATGAAAGAAGTACGATTACTTAAAAAGAAGAATACAGGATATGACAAGGATGCTTTTTGTGGACCGGGCATTGTACATATAGAGGATGGTGAAGTCATTGCTCTTTACAATGAAGTACCAGAAGGTGCGACGATGGTAAAAAAAGATATAGATGCTAAAGCATTTGAAAGATGGACACTGAGAGCAAAAGCAAAATGGAACCAATAACAATAGCGTACATATTTTTTGGTGCCCTTTGGGTAGCAGGCGCGATAACGTATTTATAGATTATGGCTCAGATACAACAATTTTCCGGTTTGGGAATGTATGATAAGGGTGGTAAGTTTGAAGTTAAACAAGAATTTATAGACGCCGCTAGAGCTAAAGCTATTGAAGAAGGTAAGAAATATTATGGTGACACTACTAATTTTGAAGTATTTAGAGATCGTGTACTAAATTTACCAGACGCCGCAATTAATTTTGTTGCAAGAGGAGCAGAGGGCACTGGAGAGTATTTTGCAGGACTTGCATCATTATTAATGAAAGGTGGACAATTAGCAACCACAACTGATCCAGATAGACTTACACAACTAATGTCTGAACCATCTTTTACAAAATACATGGGTGCTTTCAGAGATAAAATTCCTACACCAAATTTATACGAAAGTGATATATCTGGAATGGAAGACACAGAAAAAGCATTTGGTACAGCAGCATATTACACCTCACCTGTTCCAATGGCACCCTTTGCAAAAGGTATTCCTTATTTATTTAAAGCAGGTAAAGCGGCAAAAGAAGGAACAGAAAATATAATAAAAGATGTAGCAAATACTCTTACAAAAGGAGATTCAAAATTTAGAGCGAGCGCTGGTGGTAAAAATCAATTTACAAACAATCCAACTTTTACATCAGAGGGGGAACAGTTTATTAAAGATAATTTTATGAAAATGTCAGATAATGCAATAGTCGATGCTTTAAATCAAAACCCTGAAAAATTTTTAAATAGAATAGATGTAGCAACTAAAAATACAGTAACAGGTTTTAGAGATAGAAATAAACTTATAAAATCTGCAAAAGGTGGTGCAGATGAAAAAGGTGCAGGTGGGGATTTTCAATCACTCACACCAGCAGTTATACTTAGAAATAAAAATTTAGATAAGATTACAAATAATTTTAAAAGTAAAATTGGTGAAGGTAAGATTGACATTAACAATCCAGATCAAATGTATGATGAATTTTCAAAAATATACAGATCAGTTACAGGAGACAATAGACCAAAATTACATACAGGGTCTGGTCACAAAGAATATTTCAAGTATGTTGATGAATACAATAAATTAAATCCAGAAGCCACAGTAGCTAGGTCTGAGCCAGATTTACTTAAAATGAAAAAGAAAAAGTATATGTCAGAACAAGGAGCGGGAATATCTGATACATTTGATAAGTTTTTAACACAAGAGTTTATGAAAGCTGTAAGGAAAGAGGCTTCAACATCGTTAGATCCTGCTTTTATAAGTAACATAAATAAAATGAGAGATAATGACTCTATGGCTCGTTATTTAAATTTTATAAGAAGAACACGCACTGACTTAGTAGATGTTTTTAAGGATCCAAATTTTAAAGAATTTTTTTCTGTTTATAATCCAAAAGATTTAAACGTTCCCGGATCTAAATTTTACAAAGATTATGAAAAGTTTGTTAAATTAGATAAACAAAGATTAGCCATCGGTAAAAAATTAAATCCTATATTAAAAAAATTGTTTCCAAAAGATACAAAATTTTCAATAAATGTAGCACATAAATTTGAATCTTCTGGTATTGGTGAGTACGTCAGTAAAGCTAAAGCAGGGAAAGGTGGCGATCCATCTGAAATATATCTAGACATTAATGTAATTAACACAAAGACACAAAGAAAATTAGAAGCAAGAGCAAGATTATTAAATGAAAGATATTATGATCCTAAAAAGGGAGGTAATAGAGAGGATTTAATTGAGCTTACTCAAATTGATAATATATTAAGAGGTTACGGAAGTGAAGGTCAAGTTGTTATTCCCATAAAAGATGTTAAAGGTAATATAATCATGGAACCCGGTTTTAAATTAGGTCAAGCTGAAACAAATATAGTTAAAAAAATTATTAACATTGGTGAAAATAAAGGATATAATTTTACAAATAAAGAAAAAGAAATTTTATCAGAAGTTTTAGAAATAATAGACCCACAAAAATTTTTTAAAGGCGGATTGGTAGGAATAGACTATCTAACACGACCTCTGTAAAAATTTTAACCCCACAATTAAGCGAGAACGAACGAATTAACACCTCCTAGGGTGATAGTACCTAAGAATTAATTTTCTTCGTCAGCGTGTAAAAAAACAGGGTTTATGTTAAATTAGCCATTTTTTGAGTTCTTCACCCAGTACTTTTGTTGCTAAGTTGATTTTACCTCTTAAATTCTTCACAATGAACTCATCTATCGTGCCATCTGATATCAAATCAATATAAGTTACCTTTTTTGTTTGGCTAATACGATGCGCTCTATCTTCTGATTGCAATCTAATTTCTAAATCGTAGCTATTGCTGTAATAAACAACAGTATTACTAGCAGTGAGAGTGAGACCATACCCTCCGGTTCTAGGATTGCCAACGAAAAATCGTAGAGAGCTTTCTCTATCTTGGAAACGACTAACAATATCTTGGCGATCACTATCAGCAGTGTCACCAAAGAAAGATTCCACACTGTCCTTTCCATATCTTTCTGAAAGTACGTTTGTAATTTCCTTAATATCATGACGGTATACCGCCCAAATAATAACTTTTCCATCTACCTCCTCCAATATGTTTAGTAGTTCGTTTATTCTATTATTCTTCAATGGTTTTACCTCACCATCATCGGTAGCTAAGTGTCCACAAGTGATTTGATGTAATCGTATCATCTGTGCCAAGGCACTAGCCGCTGTTGTTTGTGACCCCTCTAGTTCTGTGAGTGCATGTTTTTTCATTTCTACATATGCTTTGAGTTGTTCTGGTGTTAGTGGCACACTTCGTTTCATATACACCTTGTCTGGTAAATCTAGACAATCTTCTTTTAATACACGATACGAAAACTTTTCTAATTTAGAATTCAGTTCATCTAATCGTATATATCCTGTCACTAATTTAAAACTGTGACTACCTACATTACGATCCACCATCATCGCATATCTGTTTTTAAATGTGTAGTATGAAGAAAAGTCCAAGTACAACGGATCAAGAAAGTAACACTGTGTATATAAATCTAACGGTGACTTTGTTACAGGCGACCCTGTTAGTATTCGTCTATACTTTGCATAATCTCTTAGTTTTAATACGTTTTTTGTTCTTGACGCTGTGGGTGATTTTATTGTTGTAGATTCATCAATCGCCATCAATGCTTGATGTCCTAACAAAAACTTCTGTGCTATTATCAAACCTTTTTTTGTACTAAATGCCTCAATATTCATCAAGAATATCGTAAGTTCTTCACCATGTTTAAATAATTTTTTATTTTCTTTTTCTTGTTTTTTTGTTGTAGCAGGTGACCAAGTCACTACATTATACAATACATGCTCTGGCATGTGTGTAGGTATTTCTTGACGTTCCCAGTTTCTGTATACACCTTTTGGTGCAACGATTAACGCCGCATTTATTTTACCTTTATCATACAGCATCGCAATATTATCAACTAATACTTTAGATTTACCTGTACCCATTTCCATAAACAATGCGTAATTTTCTTTGTTATGGCTTGCACCTAACGCATGTAATTGATGAGCGTATGGCTCTGTCTTAAACTTATAATCCATAATGTCGTCCTTCTTTAATTCTTATTTTGTAAATAACACTTGCAAAATGTTTTGTCAATGGTATATGCAAATCAAAGGAGAAAGAATGACTGTATATGTAGTACAAGAAGTTCCGGGTAGAAATATACTCAGTGCAGAAAAGTTTGGTGATTTAGAATTATTATTGCCAGAAGGTTCTCAATTAGTTTTGAGCACAGGTCCAACAGTAAGAAGACTAAATTATAAACTACGAAATTTTAACGATGATGATTATTTATTATTAATGGGTGATCCATCTGCTATCGGTATTGCATGTGCAATAGCGGCCACGCAAAACCGTGGAAAATTTAAATGCTTGAAGTGGGATAGGAGAGAGTATAAATACTATCCTATTGAAGTTAACTTATATGAGAGAGGAGAAATTGATGAATAACTTACTCGACGAAATGGAAAGTGATGTAAAGACGCCTACGATTGGTGATAATTCTTTAAAAGAAATGTCTGATTTGTGCGCGGAACAAGCGTCACTAGAAGAAGAAATGAGACAATTAGAAGAACAGTTGAAAGCAAAAGCAAAAGCTGTTCGTAAGTTGTCACAAGAAATAATTCCGGCAAAAATGTCAGAATTAGGATTAGAAAGTTTGACACTAAAAGATGGTTCATCTGTAAAGGTGAAACAATTAGTACAAGCTTCTATTCCGGTAAGACATCGCGAAGAAGCATTTCAATGGCTTCGTGATAACGGACATGGCGACTTGATTAAAAACCAAGTATCTGCCACGTTTGGTAAAGGTGAGGATCAATCCGCAAATGAATTTATTGACAACATAAATTCATTAGGATATGAGCATACACAGAAGGTCTGGGTGGAACCCATGACTCTCAAAGCGTTTGTTAGAGAACAAATAGAAGAGGGGACTGAGTTACCGATGGACAAGTTCGGAGTCTTTGTTGGCGCCGAAACAAAAATAAGTAAAACGTAAAAAGGAGAAACATATGGCAAATGCTAATGTTGCAAAAAAAGAAGAAAGTAAACTACCTGCACTAAGTTTGGATTTGATGGAAGGGGACGCACATAGCGGACTTGAAAACATATCACAAGATGACTTAGCAACACCAAGACTAAAAGTCTTGATGCAGTTATCACCAGAGATAGAAGAGATCGAAGGTGCTAAATCCGGTATGATTTATAATACGGTGACTAATGATCTGTATGATGGATCAAAAGGTATTCGTGTTCTACCGTGTGCGTATCAACGTCAATACGTTGAGTGGGCTGACAGAGGGCAAGGATCGGGTGCGCCGATTAATGTCTATGATGCTTCTAGTGACATCTTGACAAAAACTACAAGGGATGACAACAACAAAGATCGTTTAGAAAACGGAAACTATGTTGAAACTTGTGGTAACCACTATGTACTACTTGTTACTGAGCAAGGGGATGCAACTCCTGCTTTGATAACAATGAAAGCTACACAGCTTAAAAAGAGTAGAAAGTGGAACTCTATGTTACTAAATCTAAAATTAAACGGTAAGAATGGATTGTTTACTCCACCATCTTACAGCCACTACTATCGCCTTAAAACTACCAAAGAAGGTAATGATAAAGGTAACTGGTGGGGCTGGGAGGTCAGTAGAGAATCTCAACTTGAAGATGCTAACCTTTACAGTATCGCTAAGGCATTTGCTGAAAGCGTGAACAAAGGTGAAGTTAAAGTCAAGTATGAAGAAGAGTCTTCTACAGGTGAACAAAAGGTTCCGTTTTAACCAACACGGGGCGGGCGACCGCCCCTTTAATTTTAGTGAGTGCACATGGAAGAAAGAGTAAAGAAGTTTAAGAGCATATTTTATGGATTAGACCGCGCTTATGGTCAATATAAAAGTGATGGCGAGTCAATAAATGGTAAAGCTAGTGGTAAAGCTTTTATAAAAAAAGCACCTGTTACAGATCAATTATGGATAGATCATATAGAGGGTAAGGATCCTAGTCTTGGTATTATACCAATAAGAGATAATTCAAAATGTATATGGGGTTGTATAGATATAGATACATACCCGTTAGATCATAAAAAGATTGTTAGAAAGATAAGAGATTTAGAACTACCGCTTGTTATGTGTAGATCAAAGAGTGGTGGAGCACACGTATTTTTATTTACAAAAGAACCCGTGCAAGCAAAGCTTGTTCGTGATAAACTACAAGAATGGGCAGGAGAATTAGGTTATGCAAATTGTGAAATATTTCCAAAACAAATTGAAATACAAGCGGATCGTGGAGATACTGGAAACTTTCTTAATCTTCCCTATCACGGTGGTGATGATTCTATGCGCCATGGCTATAGTGACGATGGGAGCGCTAGTAGTCTTGATGATTTCTTTTCTTTATATGACACTTATTGTACGACCGAAGAAAGTTTAAAACAATTTAAAGTAAAAAGAAAGAATGATGTTGAATTAAATGATGGACCTCCGTGTTTATCAACATTGATGTCACAAGGTATACCACCCGGCGGAAGAGATAACACATTATATCAATACGCAGTATACGCAAAAAAGAAGTGGCCAGAAGATTGGTCAACAAAAATAGAAGAGTTTAATTATAAGTATATGGAAACACCATTACCCGCACAACAAGTTTTAAAAACAATAAGACAACATGAGAAAAAAGATTATCAATACAAATGTAAAGATCAACCTATGTGTGCTGTGTGTTCACAAAATTTATGTAGAGGAAAACAATATGGTATTGGTAATTCTTTTGAACATCAAGTAAGTGACTTAACAAAATTTGAAAGTGATGAATCAACTTGGTTTTTAAATATAGATGGTAGAAGATTAAAGTTATCGACCGATCAATTGTATAATCAACATAAATTTAGACAAGCATGTATGAATGAAATAAATGTAATGCCTAACATGATGAGACCGGCTGATTGGGACAGTAGATTACAAGCATTATTAGATAGTGTTGAAGTTATACAGATGCCACATGAAATTACAAAGACAGGTAGATTTGAAAGTTTACTAGAACGTTTCTTAGAAGATCAAGGAATAGCAGAACACATAGATGAAATAGATATGGGTAAAGCATTGTTTGAAGAAAAAGAATATGAAGAAAAAGAAGGTAAAGTAAAAAGAGAAACTGCATATTTTAAATCAGAATGGTTGCAGAAGTTCTTGAAAAAGAATGATTTTAAAGATTTTAGTACCACACAAATGTTGGCACATATAAGAAGTAAATTGAACGGCGGGGATGGTAGAAGAAAAATAAAAGGTAAGACAGCATATCTTTGGTATGTGCCTTGGATAAGAAAAAACAGCGATGAATTTTCTACACCAGACATGGGAGAGGAGACACCGTTTTGAGAAACATTATTTTTGGACCACCGGGAACAGGTAAGACAACTTATTTACTACGCATAGTAGAAAAAGAGTTGCGTGAAAATAAAGTTAATCCTAATAAAATTGCTTACCTTGCTTTTACAAATCAAGCGGCAGATGAAGCATTGGCTCGTGCTATTTCACAATTAAGTTATGACTCAAAAGAGTTTTCAAACTTTCGTACACTGCATAGTTTAGCATACAGAGAGCTACATTTAAAAGAAGAAAACATTATGAGTGATGATGATTACAAAAAAGTTTCTGATAAGACACAAATAAAATTAAGTAATCCAAATAATAATATTAAATCATATGGTGCAGGTTTTCCAGATGATGTGTTTATGCAAGTAATAGATGGTGCAAAGATAAGAGGTATTACACCAGAAAATTATTTTAATGATCCAGACATAGGAAACATAGAAGGTGGTTTGCGAAAATTAAAATACATAGATAAGTCTTTGATTGATTATAAAAGAGAAAGAAACAAGTACGATATGACAGACATGATTATAGATTTTAATAAAAAACATTATGACCTTATGCCAAACTTTGATGTAGTTATTATTGATGAAGCACAAGATCTTAGTTGGTTACAATGGAAAATGGTTGAGCGTGTTGTGACAAAAGCAAAGCGTGTGTATGTTGCAGGTGATGATGATCAAGCGATTTATCGTTGGGCAGGTGCAAGACCAGAGTTCTTAATGAACATGGAAGGCACAAGAACAATATTAAATAAATCATATCGTTTAGCAGAGTCTATTCATGCAAAAGCAAATAAATTAATTAAGCGTGTAAAAGATAGAGTAGATAAAGAATGGACAGCGCGTGATGAAAAAGGTCAAGTAAACATACATCCAATAGAACAATTACAAAAAATGAAAGAGGGTCAGTGGTTGATATTGGCAAGAGACGGATACCGTTTAGATAAGTTAGAAGATGAATTAAAAATTTACGGTTACTTCTATGAAAGAGGAGATCGTACTTCTATTAATAAACGTGTGCATGAAGCTATACTTGCATGGGAAGATGTTCGTAGAGGTAAAGAATTAGATATTAGAAGAGTAAAATCATTTTATAATTATGTTAAAACAGGAGAAGGTGTTGATAAAAAATTTAAATCAATGAAGAATGTAGATAAAGATAAAACATTTACCTTTGATACATTAACATCTGATTATGGATTAAAGTTAGATAAAGAATTACCTTGGTTCAAAGCATTAGAAAATATTGAACCACAAAAGAAAACTTATGTACGTATGTGTTTACGTCGTAAAGAAAACATTAGACGCGCACCACGGATCAAACTATCTACGATACATGGATCAAAAGGTGGTGAAGCAGATAATGTAATGTTATTAACAGATTTAACTCGTAAAGCCGATGCATCGTATTGGAAACAACGAGACGAAGAGCGACGCGTATTCTATGTGGGAATGACGCGTGCAAGAAACACCTTGAACATTGTGAGATCACAATCGGATAGAGAATTTTCGGAGGCATTTTAATGTTTACAATAGAGACTGCATTGAAACAAGTTAGTGTAACAGAAAAACAAGTGCGTAAAATACGTGCTGAGTTACCAAAACTAAATCGTGAAAAAGTTGATAAGGAGCTTAAAATATTACTACTTGATTTACAACTTCTTGCAAATGATTTACGATCTATTAGCAAAAAGGAGAAAGATGAGAACTAGAGAGTATTTAGATACAGCGGCAAAGATTGTTACTGGTCAACGCCAACATGATTACGGTGATAAATATCAAAATCATGAAAACATTGCAAAGTTATGGAGTGCATATTTAGATTATAATATATCAGCACATGATGTGGCGATATGTATGTTGCTTGTAAAAGTAGCAAGACTTAAACACAGACCTACAGAAGATTGTTACATAGACATGGCGGGATATGCGGCGATTGCAGGCGAAATACAGGATAAAGATAATGACACAGATACCACTATTTCAACCACCAAGTGAGTGGACACCACCGGAAAAAGTTCCTAATCTTTCTGAAGCGAAAGAGATAGCTGTAGACTTAGAAACATACGATCCAGACATTAAAACAAATGGTCCGGGCTGGGCGATAGATAATGGATATGTAGCAGGAATTGCGATAGCTGTAGAAGGTTGGAAAGGTTATTTTCCTATACGTCATGAGGGTGGTGGTAACTTTGATGAAGGTATACTTAAAAGACAAATACAAAAAATCATGGATTTACCATGTGATAAAATATTTCATAACGCGGCTTACGATGTAGGTTGGCTTAGATGGTGGGGTGTAGAAGTCAAAGGTAAAATTATAGATACCTTGATTGCCGCGCCACTTATAGATGAAAATAGATTTAGATACTCGCTAAACGAACTTGGTAAAGATTATTTAAAAGATACAAAGTCAGAGGCATTACTATATGAAGCCGCAAGAGAATGGGGTGTTGATGCGAAAGCAGAAATGTACAAGCTACCTGCTATGTATGTTGGTCCTTATGCAGAACAGGACGCGGATCTTACACTTAGATTGTGGCAACATTTTAAATTAGAATTAATTAAACAAGAGTTATCAAATATCTTTGACCTCGAAACACGGCTCTTTCCATGTTTACTTGACATGAAAACAAAAGGTGTGCGTGTTGATTTAAACAAAGCAGATAGAATAAAAAAAGATTTACAAAAAAAAGAAACACAACTTTTATCACAAATAAAAAAAGACACAGGTGTTGATGTTGATATTTGGGCGGCAGTAAGTGTAGCAAAAGCATTTGATAAATTAAATATTAGATACGAGCGCACTGAAAAGTCCGGGCAACCAAAGTTTGATAAAAACTTTTTATCTACACATAAACATCCATTAGCTAAAATGGTAGTGCAAGCAAGAGAGTTTAATAAAGCACGTACAACTTTTATTGACACAATACTTACACATTCTTATCACAGCAGAATTCACGCCGATATCAATCAAATGCGTGGTGAAACAGGAGGAACGGTCACAGGACGGTTCAGTTATAGTAATCCAAACCTACAACAAATTCCTGCACGTAATAAAGATATCGGGCCGTTGATACGATCAATCTTCGTCCCAGACGAGGGTTGCAAGTGGGGTAGTTTCGACTACTCTCAGCAAGAGCCACGCGTTCTTGTGCACTTCGCCGCGCTTACCGGCGGTGGCTTGAAAGGCGCCGACGAGGTCATAGAGTCTTATAAGACACAGGACCCCGACTTTCACCAAGCTGTCGCCGATATGGCCGGCATAGACCGACGTACAGCCAAGACGATTAATCTTGGTATGATGTACGGTATGGGTAAAGGAAAACTAGCTAGCGAGTTAGGTTTAGATAGAGAAGAAACAGAAGATTTATTCGCAAAGTTTCATGCTAATGTACCCTTCGTAAAACAGTTGATGGAACAAGCAACTAGAAAAGCAGAGAATGTAGGTTTCTTACGTACACTGCTTGGTCGTAAGTGTCGTTTTGATTTATGGGAACCACGCGCTTTTGGTATTCATAAGGCATTGCCATTGTGGGAAGCAGAGAAAGAGTATGGACGTGACTTAAAAAGGGCATGGACGTACAAGGCACTTAATAGATTGATACAAGGTTCTAGTGCTGACATGACAAAGAAAGCGATGGTAGATCTATACGAAGAGGGTATTATTTCGCATATACAGGTTCATGATGAGTTAAACTGTTCTATTGAGAGCAAGGAACACGCAACACGGATCAAAGAAGTAATGGAGAATACCGTAGAGTTAAAGGTTCCTCTTAAAGTAGACGCGGAAATAGGACCATCGTGGGGAGAAATAAAAAAGAAATGAGAAGACTTAATCCAAAAACAAATAAACCTTTTAAACATGGTGAAGCCAGAGAAGATGGATATATGTTTGATTGTTATATAAAAAAAGTGCAAAAAAATGGATATTTTAAGGAAATGTGGAGGCATCCAGATAAATTTCTCAAAATGAAAGAAAGAAAAAAGAAAAGAAAAAAAGAAATATATGATGAAATAAAAAGAGATTGTGATAAGTATAAATTAGAACGTGGATGTACTCATTGTGGGTACAAAGAACACGCTGTGGCATTAGATTTTCATCACATAAACCGAGAAGAAAAAACTGTTGAGGTCTCTAGAGTTTGGAAAACAGGTTGGAAACAACAAGAAAAATTGAAAAAAGAGATAGAAAAATGTATTATTTTATGTGCAAATTGTCATCGCATAGAGGAGGAAAGACTTAGAAATGTTTAAAGAGTTATGCGCAACATTATTTATATTATGTAATCCGTTATTAAATGGATTTGATTTTAATTATAGTATGAATCCGCGAGATCAATTTGTAAAAGGTATAGCAGAATGCACAATATTAAATAATGCATTTGTACCTCCTAACGAAAGAGTTGTAGTTGCTGTTAGTGTAGCACAAGCAATACTAGAATCAGATTGGGGACGTTCTAGATTTGCTAAACAAGGTAATAATTTTTATGGTATTATACAAACAGATGAAACAGAACCACATATGAAATCACTTAATAGTAATATTATGTTAAAAGTATACGGTAATAAGTGTGAAAGCGTTGCTGATTACATTGATTTACTTAATACTTCTAGTGCATTTGAAGAATATAGAGATCTACGTATAGGTCAATATATGAATGATAATGTTAATGTGTATGAACTTATTGAAACTTTAGAAAATTATGCTGTAGATCCAGAATATACTAAAAAATTATTGGCTGTTACACTTGGTTTATTTGAAAAATATCCTCAAATATTTAGATCAGAAGAAATTTGGGAGTATTACAAAAACAATAAAAAGACTTAATTTCCTTGACAATTTGTTAAAATCCCATATGTATGGGCATGTATGAATAAACATACTACATATATAGGAGAAAGAAATGACTGATATTAAAAAGTATAAATCTGTCGCAATAAGTATAGATACGTACAAACGAGCCAAGCCTATAGCTGAAAAAAACTATATGTCCATGGCTTCATTTATACGTTATCTAGTCGATAAAGAACAAGATAGACCTACACTAAAAAATGGAGAAGATCATGGAAGACACGAAGGACAGAAGAATTAAAGCCGCATTATATACAGCAGTTTTAAATAAATTAAGCGGAGAGTTATCCGAACTTGAAGCAAAAGAAGTCTTACTAACAAATGCACCGACGTACATAACCAGTAAAGATCATGATCATGCAGATCATATTGAAGAACTGAAGAACATTATTGTAAGAAAAGTAGAGATAAAAGACGCTATAAAAGACGTTAAATCAATTTACTTTACACAACCAATGGCTCAAGGTCATGTCAAAGATGAAAAAAAATCTAATAGTTAGTGCCGTTAGAAAAGTAAAAGACAAAGTTGTTGTGCACTACACAGACGGAACAGTAAAAGAGTTTACCGTTCTTGAATGGGAATACTCTTACGGCCAAGGTCGTCGTCTGTGGGAGGAGCACGAAAAAGAATTTAAAAATCCGGAGAATTTTGATGGCTGAAGAACAAGTATCTTTTGATATATACCAACCTTTTGGACCTAGTATATTAAAAACAAAACTACCTCAAGTGTATGTAGATGCACTGAATCAACAATCAGATAGCATATTAAACGACGAGGAAAAGAGTAAAGAGAGAGATTGGAGTCACAATCTTGCCGGAAATGTTAAGAAAGAAATAAGCATAAATCACATGGAGATCAAAGGTTTTCCAGAGTTTCTTGCGACTTTATCGCAGGAATATGCGAAACGTGTGTTACCCGAATTTCTCCCCGAGGGTACTAAAGTTGCGTTTCGTGTTTGGACAGTCAGTCAATGGGCGGGTGATTTTAACCCGATGCATATTCATGATTCAAACTTATCGGGTGTTTGTTTCCTTAAGATTCCTCCAGACTTCGAAGAAGAATACAAACGAGAGGATCATCACCCAACCGCTGGCTGTCTTGAATTTATAGGTTCAATACCAAATCATTTTGCACGTCATAGCTTTTTAGTGAAGCCAGAAGTAGGAGATTTTTATTTATTTCCTAGTTGGCTAGTGCACCAAGTCTATCCTTTTAGAAGCGAAGGAGAGAGACGTTCTATGGCGTTTAACGTGCATTTTACCATGGACCAACCAACAAAAGGTGTTAATGTCTGAAGAGACAAGATACGATAAGAGAGCAAAGAACTTACGTTATAGATTTGATAAAGAGGGCTTTAAACGCGCTCGTTGGGAACAATTAAACCGTAAAGAAAAAGATTACTGGCGTGGTCGTGTTCAACAATGGGAGCAAGATAAGAATGGGCAAAGCCGATCTTAAACGAAAAAGGCACAAAGGCCGACGAAAAATAGGGTCGAGTAAAAGACGAAACAGGCGTAGAGTAAGACTTGGTTTGAAGGTGCGTCGAAAGAGGTAGCTAAGCCGAGCAAGATATACACTCCTCATCTTCATCATAATTAGTTACAAATACCTCTCTTGGTGTTGCCTTGTATGTTACGGTAGGTTCTGATGGTCCTTCCGGAAGTTCTTCTGCACATTCACACATTTTCTTTGATTCTAATTCTTCTATTCTGCCTTGTAAATATACAATAACATCCTTCAATTCCTCTACCGTCATATAATCTCCTTATGGTTTGTTTTGGGGGTAAGCTTCTAGCTATACACCTAAACGTCGCATGGGATCAAGTTATTTTTTAGATAATTTATCTCCAATCGCATAAATCATCAACGCGATAAATAACAATATAACAATAATAGCAACTAGTCCTGTAAGTATGAGAATATTCATTTCTTTTTCTTCTTCTTCTTCTTCTTCTTACGTTTTGTAAACAATTTCATCCAGTCTAATCTAGGACCAAAGTATATAGCTTTGTATTTATTACCAAGCCAATCACGATCCCAAAACCACTGCCAGACGTATTTAGCCAAGCGACCTCATAATATCTGCCATGCCATTGGCTCTGTTAGGTGTCTGTTTTGCCCAACGTGAATCTAACATTTGCTCCGCCGCCGTAGAATAATCTAGAGCAGACAATGCTTTCCACATATTACGGAACTTTGATACACCTGTCTTGCCGAGCTGAAATACCATTTCTATAATTATTTCATGAGCTTTTTCATTCATATCCATACAACCATTCTCTGCCAAGAGATCATTTGCACCTTTTATCGCGCCTGATAAATCCTTTTCTAATATTTCCATGAGAAAAGACTCTTCGTATTCTTTATCGTCTTCCCAAAAGTCTTCGACGCAGAGGTGTCCTACGCCCACCGTTCTCTTTCCTAGGGTATCTAGGTATACCTTATTTCTGTAGCCCTCGTGTTTTTTTACGGAAGCTAGTAATCTATCCATGTCCATTTTCGTTCTCCTTATAATCTCCTTTGAGATATGTTATTGTTCGCACCCACCCTGTTGGTATTGCGATGTGACGCCCACCTTCTTTGTCGCCGTCAAATTCTGAGTAGTCTGCCATTACTACAGTTCTTACATCATCTTTATACATAAGCCAACCAATTGAATGACAGGTAGCTAATCTTTCTTTTGCTATGTCCTCTATTGCATGCCAACCGGTTGATCCGTCTTTGGCGTCTAACCACGTAACAAGGACCAATGGTTTATTCACCGAGAAACTTCCTTGCTTGTTCCATAACTTCTTTATAGCTCATTATTTTTTCTTGCTTTTTTCTCTTATCTTGGACCACGCGACTCTTATATTTAGGAGTGCGTAGGTCCTGTGCTATTGGATTTCTTTTTTTATCCTTGCTCATGATCTGCATAGTTTGGGTTATGATAGTCACGCCATATATCAGCGTTTACTTCCCCGTGTTTAGATATAAACTCTAAATACTCCATTTCCTCTGCGTCTTCTTGCATGGTAATAATCCAATCTGTAAATTTTATACTCATGTTAGTCCTTTCTATGTTTCTAAATACAAAGGCGTATAATCGCCCATGTGTGATCCTGCAATATTGTAATCAAAATACTCTACTGCTTCCTCATAAGACATTTCACTACGTCCCATGAGTAACTCTAAAATTAGTTCCATGTCGTAAACTACTCTTGTTCTTTCTCCGTCCCATACCACTCCCGCTATTGCCTCGTCGAAGCCCTCGGCAAAGCAGATATTCGGCTCGTCGTCTCCATAGAGATCTTCTATGTCCGCTCTGTTCATAGTCCTTTGATATCATGTTTTTTACGTTTGGACAAGTGTAACGGTTTGTAATGGTATGTAACGGTAAGTAACGGTTGACATTCTTAGTCATATCTGCCGTACCGTTTTATAAGGATATTTCTTAATCTTTCCCAGATCATGCGGTGTAGTACTTGTTGCCCGGAACGCGGTTCACGGAGCGCAAGCTTATCGTACTTCATTTTTAGCTTAATAAGTCTAGTTTCTAGTGACATATTATCCTTTCTTTTTGTGAGTAGGGGGATTCTTTGACTACCCCCAACCTTTTCCCGACAAATCAACCTATAAAAGTTAACTAGTACTTCAGTACCACCCTTGGTTACCTCAGACCCTTGTCCGTACTTCCCCTCAAGTGTGCCTTACTACCTTGTTACAGTTGTTCAGCCATACTCCGAAGATGTTGCAACATCCTCATTTAATTATCTTTTATAATATATACATGGGAAAGTAAAGGACTAAATAAGATTAATTGTAGATAGTTGTGGATAACTTTCGCTTTGTATAGTAATTTTAATTTAAAATAAAAAAAATAATTTTTATTTTTACAAATATGACGTAACCACGTAACTTTAGCATTAATCTATTGAAATATAACAATAATATCGTTACTTTGACCACGTAACCAGACGTAACCAGACGTAACCACCCTATATACCTTTTTCAAATGCAATTTAATATATTATATTATAAATAGTAAATAAATAATACTATACAGAGATGCTAAAGTGTATTAAAATGAAAACATGCCTAAAATAAGAGATGGTGCATTAACACCTAAACAGAGAGCTTTTGTAGAGATATTTGTTAAAGAGAATGGTAGATTGACTGCTACAGAATGTGCTAAACAGGCAGGCTATTCAGAGAAGTCTGCTATTTCACAAGCGTGTAATCTTAGAAATCCAAAGTATTTCCCTAAAGTTGTAGAAGCCATAGAGGATTTACAGCGTGAATATGCAGAAGCAAGTAAAATAGATTTTGTTAAACACTCAAGAGAATTGTCTCGTTTAAGAGATCATGCTGTGACAAATGGTCAATTAGGACCTGCTGTCCAAGCTGAATACCGTCGTGGTCAGTTAGCAGGATTCTATGTTGATAGAAAAGAGGTTGTAACAGCCTCGCTTGACAACATGACTAGACCAGAACTTGAAGCTAAACTCAAAGAGATTAGAGATCATAATGTTATCAATGGCGAAGCTATTGGTGTTGAAGTTAAAGAAGTGATAGAATTAGAAGACATATCAAAGCCCAAAAAATAAACTCTGAAAATTTTAATAGTAAGCCAATTAAAAAAAACATACTACCAAATTATACTGCTTGGTGTCTGATAATATCTTGTAGCTCTTGATCTACAGCTATCACAACAATATCTTTCAAACTTACCCATTTCTTTTTCTTTGCCACACGCAAAACATTTTCTTTTAATTAATTTTTCTTCTGCTTTTGG